TTACTTATTAATAAGCCCCTCCACCATTTTCTTCAGCTCTTCCATGTCTGATTTAAGTGCTTCAATTTCGATCTGTTGTGAATTGTTCTCCACCACCAGCAGATCGCCGTCGCTGATACCCGCTTCAATCATCGAATCCCCCGCCGCCTTCACAAAATACGTCGCGCTGGGATGCTGGATCATCAGTTCATTCAAATCGATGCGTTGCTCGACATAGTCAGCGGCGGGAGACGGAAACCCGCACTGGACAAGGTCACCGTATAACGGCAGCGCGACAATGCCGCGCAGTTCTGCTGGCGTGTAAAATTCCATAAAAATCAACTCCTGATAGTTATACTGTTTTTATATACAGTAGTTTCGATCATTAATCCGATCAATATCGGGTTTGGCTATCAATTGAAGCGGCAGGAGTAACTCTCTGATTTAACGATTTAAAAATTTTGTTGTTACTGTCAGTGGGTTTGTTCGCTTACGGGTAAAGCAATGTCATACGCCCCCTCAAAATTACCTGCACTGATTTCATTTTTAATTTCTGAATAATATGCTCCCCACTGTGCAAGCATTGCACCCGCATCCGGGTCGAAGGCTGCCAGCGCGCTATATCTCTGGACAGACGCCATGGCTAACTCAAGGCGAAGCGCCATTGATTTCTCGTAACTGACTGCCACGCCAACCCCGGAGTTTTCGATGTGCCCGTCATCAGCAATAAAAGTTGAGTCAGTGTCATTTTCAGCTGTCTTTTCATTAGTCATGCTTTAATTCCCGTGGCTAAAACTGTTATCCATACCGTGACCGGCGATGTCATATTATTGAAGATATAACCTCCCACGGCCTGACCCGTCACATTTTCAGTGGTAATGTCCCACTGTCTGGAATTACCGCCCGCACCGTTAACAGATATTCCCGGGTACACGCTGAACGACACTCCCAGTTCGGTTGACCAGTTGTAATCCCATCCTTCGGCACTCATACCGGCAACAGTGACCGAGAATCGCCGGATAATGGTCATCATGCCTGAATCGTCGTAATTAAGTACACGAAAGATACCACCGCCTGGATTAACAGTGCTGGTTGTCCACCCCACGCCAAGAGCTGACCGTGCGCCTTCTTTTGTTGTTGCTCCCGTGCCGCCTCTGGCAGGCGGAAGCGGCTTACTTTCCAGTAACGCATCAAGCGACTCTGCCGCGGTGGTTTTGCCTGTTCCGCCGTTGGCAACAGGAACAGCACTGTTTCCGAGTAACGCCGCCAGCGCTTCAGGCTGAGTTTTCCTGCCTGTTCCACCATTCGCCACCGGAACCACGTCGGTATTAGTGAACACCTGACGGACGCTGAAAGTTCGGGCACCTTTGGCACCCACAACCAACACTTTGTAAATCTTGTAATTAGAATCGGTCGCGGTGTCCGGAATAATTTCCAGGCTGAACCTTGTCCCGCCTGATGATGTACCGTTTACCAGCACGTACACACCCGTACCGTTTGTAAAAGTGATACCCGGCGGAAGGTTGGCCATGTTTTCGATCGCCACGCGGCAAATCTGTCCGGACAACGCATCGAATTGTTGCCAGTCAAACGAGCTGAGGGTGGTTATTGCAGACCAACCCATCCCTAAATCCCCTACCACCTTTGCCCCCAGCTGTTCCCATGGCGACCAGATGGTGCCGGATAACGTACGTTGCCAGGTTCTGTTGATATCCGCTGTACGAGTGGTGATATTGGTGTATCGCTGAAGCAGTGAGTTTGTGCTGGTTCGTAAAATAACCTCGCAAATGCCGGTGGCTACACCTGCCTGACCGGGAGACACAGGCCCGTTTGTCGCGGCGGCTGTAACTGACCAGGTGCCCGGAGACAGGAGCGTGTTCAAATCTCCGGTAAAATAGTCCGGGCGGGAATTAACCCCAACGAGATTCCAGTCACCCCATGGACCATCAGTCCCGTTCCACGAAGCCGTCAGGGAGCGCACATATACGTTGCCGTTACGCACGGTATAACGCTGCGTTCCGTTGAATTGCCCGCCCGCAAATACTTCAAGGAATCCAACAGCATTCGGTTCCGGAAAATTACTGGCTGGCTGCGCATTATTCGATGTGCCCTGCATCCATATCCCGGCAAGCGTCGCTGTCGGTCCATAGCTGTTCAGATTAGCTGCTGCTGGCAGTGCGCCACGGACCTGCTGTGATGAACCGACCAGTCCGGCCATTTTCTGCCAGCCCGGTCCGGTGACTGCCGGCATTGCCTGACTCAGCTGGACAGAGATGTCGCCCGGTGCCGTGTAAAAATTTGTCCAGACGCCCTTTTCAGCCAGCAGTCCGCGCAGCGCCTCGGTCGACTGTGCGACCAGTTCGGCAGGAACCTGGTTCATTGTTTTACGTGGTACTGCTGCCCAAGCCGCGCCGGTGGTTGTCGGGCCGGTGAAGGGGCTGACCAGCGTGGCGGCCGTGTTACTGGTGACGGTATCAACCGGCAGGGTGTACAGCACGCCGCCGATGGTCGCGGTAATGAAATCGCCCGGTTTTAAATCCGTGGTGAATAACGTACTGGTACCAACCACCGCCGTTGAATTGTTGGTCAGTTTAAGAGTTCCTGCGGACATAATTTCTCCTGATTACAGGCAATAAAAAACCCGCCGGAGCGGGTTAGTTTAAGCGGTTTGCGCGAATGAGCCGGAGCCACGCAGGATGAGCATGGTGGGTGAGGATATCGACGCACCTGCGCCCGGCAGTTGCTGATCTGCGTTCACTACGCATGACACGTTGATTAACCGTTCAGAGGTGCGCACGCTGTGCATAACTGCTGCCGAAAACACCCCGGAACCAGGGGTATTAAAGCTAAACGACCTTGAGACACCATTTATCGTTATGGTGGCAATCGCCCCGACAGAGCCGCTATTGGCTCCCTGAACCCTGACGTTCATCATTACAACGACTTGTTTTGCGAGGTTGAATGTTGCGCTGTCAACATACTGGAAGGACCGAACATAACCGTTCGGCGCATCATCAAATACCATGCCGTTAGCCACGTCGCCGATAAAGCTGCTGGCTTCCACCGTCCCTGTAAATTTGCCTCCGCTGGCGTACACAGTGCCTCTGAACTCACCATCAGTCGCATAAACCGTGCCCCTGAAGGAGCCGGATTCGGCATAAACGGTTCCCCTGACGGTTACGCCGGCGAACCACGCAAACCCGCTTTTGTTAATGTGCCAGCCCACATTGCCGGTACCATCCCATGTGTTGGACTGGATGTACTGCCCAATTTTTGCATTATCAATGCTGGCATTCTGAATAAACGCAGACCGCAAAAACACCTGACCATTGAACACAAAGAACGCGGCTTCATAACTGCCCGGATCGCTGCCGGAATAGATACCGAACTGATCAGCAGCAAAGACTGCCGTCGATTTATACCCTCCGCTGCCGTTTGGCTCGAGTGACATTCCAAAGCCCGTGTTATAGAGCTGCTCGCCACGCCGCACGCCTAAATTCAGGGTGTATGAAACCTTTGCGGTACCGTTATCGGTAATCACAGAAGTGAGCTTCTGGTTAATGGCTGCCTGCTGGTTTCCGAGCTGGGTCGCGACCTGCGTCTGGTATTGTGCAAAGGCCTGTTCGGCTGAAGACTGCGCCTCCTGAATGGTTGTAATGCTGCTTTTAACACCGTTAAAGTCGGCCGCCACTGACAGACGGTACTCAGCGAACGCCTCATCGGCAGTTGCCTGGGCGGTTTTAACCTCGTTGATTTCCGCAGCAGCATCGCCAAACTGAACAGCCACAAGCTCCTGGTACTGTGCAAAAGCCCGTTCGTTATCGGCAATGGTAATCCTGGCCTGCGAAATTTCAGCACGCGCCAGTCCCACCTGTTCATACTGGATCTGTGCCCCTTCCACCTGGGCCAGCGTGTTCTGCATCGTCGCTTCCAGGCTGTAATCTATTCCGGCCTGCACATTCTTAAATGCATCTGAATCACGCACCGCTTCATCGATGTAATCGATCATGCCCGGAATATCTGACGATGCCTTGCCTGATGCCTCAACAAAACCCGACACGCCGAACGCGTTGCGCGTCCGCACGTACATGTAATATGTGGTATCCGCTTTCAGTCCGTGAAGATTCCACTGGCTTGATCGCCCAAGGAACTGGGTCTGGTCTTCAATAAGCGCCGGGTTAAGAACACGATTTTCACCGCTGTACCAGAATTCAAAAGTGGTGTCTGAGGTGGCAGTAACACGCATAACCGGGACAATATCTGCTGAGAAAATGCCTGGCGTCCAGATAACGGAGGAGGGTGCCAGTGGCGCCCCGATAATCAGGTTTACCTGGGTTTCGGCACCCTTCATGCCGTTCTCGTTGCGGCCACGTACCCCAAGCATGTATTTCCCGGCAATGAGTCCGTAGAAGTCATAGCGAAACTGGTCGGTTTCATACTGTGCAACAACCGCCCCGCTTTCGTTATAGACATACAGTTCGAACACCAGCTTTTTGGTGGTGGTGGCGGTTTCCCATGTCGCCGTCACCTGCACAGTTTCGCTGTTGGTATTCAGTATGCGAAGGTTCTCAATGTTCGGTACCCTGTAGCCATTCAGGGTGTCGGTAGGCATTTCAAAAACAGCGCCCTCATCCACAATGGCCTGTTTGTTCGGGTCATGCTGTCCCGCCGTAATGCTGTAAACCGAGTTATTTTCTGTTTCAGAAATGCTCAGAATACGGAAAAGGCGGACGGACAGTTCACTGACCGATATGGCAAAAACTGTTCCATCACGCACCCAGGCTGGAGCGCTGCGCAAAGTAATGACGCGCCCGGATACACTAACAATGGGGTATTTCACAAACTTTCCATTGCTGCCCATAAGCGACATGTAGTCGCCAGGCGAAACCAGACTGGAGACGTCCGCATCGACAGTTATATTCGCGCCGGAGTGCGAGACAATACGCCCCCCCAGACGTGTCCCGGCATAGTCGTTATCCATGATTTCCACGACGTCACCCGGTGTGAAGGCGATTGCATCCCGTGCCATCTGGAAAGTTAACCGGCTGCTCTCGCGTTTTGCGGTTTCCAGCAACCATTTACCGGCTCGCCAGGCCTGCCCTCGCGAAGTGCAGCCGAACGCCTCAAGCGTTGTCTCGTTGTAGGTTCCACTGCGCGCGATCATGGCATCGTCGGAAACATATTCCTTCACCTGCTCCCAGCCGTTATCCGGATCAGTCCATGACACCACCACCGCATTGTATTTTTCAGCGCGCCTGACCGAGCTGCGGCTGAATTTCCCGTCGACAACATTCGCATTGGTGATAGGAACGATCGCATCCTGAGGTGTGTCCAGCATGACCGTAAGGCGCTGGCCATCCCAGAGGGCGATGCCCCGGAACATCCCGGCGATTTTATCCAGTATATCGCGGGCGCTGGCCTGCTCGGTAATATAGGCGTTCAGCGTCATGCGAGGCTCTTTCCCGCCATACCCGTCGTTTACCAGCTGATCGCAGTACTGTGACAGGATATAAAGCGCACCGTCGTCGACATCGATATAACCCGCGCGCCGGGCCAGGCCAAAGCGCGTGTTTTTCACCAGTTCGCGGAAGAGCCAGGCCGGATTATTCGTCCATGCTTTCTTAAATCCCCCCAGCCACAATCCGGTATATGTGCGGGCAACCGGATCGTAATTATCCGGCACATCGACAATCAGCCCGCGCAGGTGATAGGTACGAGCCGGTGTGTCCCTGTACTGGTCACGGTCAATTACCGCACCAGCAATGGCTGAGAACGGGTAGCTCAGGTTGTCGTCAGTGATCTGGCTGAAGCTGTTCCAGATGGTACCGTTCGACAGCAGATCGCTTCCACTGTCTGGTGTGATACGGCGAACGCGAATATCAAAAGGCTTCGTTGCCGGCGCATCGATGAGGTGCGCCTCAAGATATTCGCCAGATATTTTCCCGGTGATAGTGACAACTTTTTGCTGAATGAATGCCCCGCCGGCAACGCGGGTTTCGATCACCATCGTTACAGAGGTTTCCTTCTGGTTCCCTTTCGTGTCCTGCTCGACCAGCCCCGTCACACCGATATTCAGCCTTACGCGTGTTACGTCCTGATCGGTTACTGTGCGGACCAGTGGCGTGTTGAAAGTCACCTCTGTATTAACGATGCTTGTCGCCTCGATGGCGGAAAAGCCGTTAATGGGGCTCTGAAATTCCGAGCCGGGTCGCCAGGCCACGCTCACGCCGTTCACGCTGACGTTACCGGCAGAATCCGTGATGGGTGTTTTATTCAGCATGAAAGAAGAAAGGTGCGACTGGTCAACAGGTCCGTAAATCGGGCCTTCACTGATGAGATCAAGCACGCGGTAAAACTGTTTTGATTTGAGGTTATCGTCGAGAAGTCTGGGAGTGCTGGCCTTGCCACCGCCTGAAGACATAATACCACCTTAACTTATTGATTCTGTCCAGTCCTGGTTGTTTGTCGTGTCGATACCGAGGGAAATTACGTTAGAGCCCACCACCATTTCCCCGAGCAGGATCGGCACTGGCCGCCCCTGCCCGGCGCGGTTCTCCGCACTGGTGAAAGAGTTATTTGTGATGGTGTTGTTTTCCGCAGCCTCGGCCGAGGTTTTGGTTTTCATGTTGCGGGACATATACACGCTGTAAGCAATGGAGGCGACACTTACCGCTACAGCGACCCACATGGCGGCGGCTGCGGTAATTGCCCCCTCAATCACCGGCACGAAAAGTACACTGGAACCATCAGCCAGACGCCTGTCCAGGTGCCAGCGCATCGCGTCTGCTGCAACATCTTCACCGGCAATACGGACGCGCACCCGCGATTTCAGAAATTCTTTTTTGAATTCCGGACACTGGGCCAGCAGCAGACGTAACCCCTGTGCGGGGGTATCGACGTTTAATGTGACCTGGCGGAAATGTCTGCGGAAATGCCCCGCAAATCTAAAGATGAGCACCGGTGATGCCTCCAGATGGAATGGGTTTGCTTTAGAAAAGCCATGCGGTAGGGTTCGCGCCTGCTCAGATGTCCGGCATGGTCGTGGTGAAGCACCATGTTGTCTTCCAGAAGGATCATCGCATGGCACGGGTCAGCACCCGGGAACGGCTGGCGGAGGATCACATCACCGGGTACGGCCTCGCTGGCGGAAATCTGATGAAAACCGTTGGCCGCCATGTTCCTGAGATAGAGATTCTCTCCGCGCAGCCACCAGCCTTCTGTCCGGGCAAAATCCGGCAGGTCAATGCCACACAGGTGATACGCATCGCGAAACAGCGTGTAGCAGTCTGTCACCCCATGCGCAAACTTCCGGCCCAGCAGGTGCGCTACAGGGCGAAACTTTCGCAGCTCGCCGTTACATGCCAGCCACCAGGGCAAGCCTGTCATAACCTGCATGGCGCGGTCAGCACCTGACAGCACCGGTACCGCCTGCGGATGTGAGTGAAATACCGCGGTGACTTCTCCCGCCTCCTCCGCTGCCAGCCAGTCATCATCGCTGATGCGGAAATGGTGAGCCGGATCGGGATGGACGTTACGGCACGGGTAGATGCGGGTATCGTTGATTATTAGTGCGCACACTTCATCCTGCGACGAGGCCGCATACTCGAGTAATTCCTGCATCAGGAAACCTTCTGTGAACCGGGGAAACTGCTGATTGGCATGGGGTACGGTCGCGGGTACCGGAAGCGGCAACCTGTGCGGCGGTGAGAACATTTGTCCAGCGCAGGGTTGCTGGTCTGGTTGTCCCGTTCATCGGCGACCGGCGGTCCGTCGTAATTGCAGCCGGTGCCGCGATAAACCCACTGGCATACATCCGCCAGGATAGTCCGCGCCGGAATAATGGCGTTGTCGCAGTCCACCGGCGTTGCGAGGGAATAAGTCACCTGTTCTGAGGTTTCCTCTGTCATCTCCTCGACAACGTAACGGGACACTGCCTCCACAGTAGGATCTGCATCCGGATTACCGTTGGGGAAGTTAACCGCATCAAGATACTTCACCGGCACCTGGCGGCGCGTGACCACCACACCCAGCAGATCGTCGAAATCATGGTTCATCCCAAAAATCATACCCGTGACGTTCGCGACAGCCATAACCGGGCGCGCATAGGTACCTTCATTTCGGCTCTCGAAGCCTTCGACAGCGATGGGATAAGCGGGATAGGCGTTACCGCGCCAGATAACATTGTTGTAAAAGCCGTTGGTGCCGGAGTGGAATCGTACAACATCGCCGCCGTACGGCCGGAGATCAACTTCAAAGAGATCTATAAACGCGCCGACTCCGGCATCGACACTTTCGATAATTAGTTCTGGAGGTATGTCGCGCACGAAAATCTCCCATAAAAAAAGCCACCCGGAGGTGGCTACTGTTCGAATATCAGGATGGGATATATCGCTATCCCTGGTTATGTTGTGTGTTCAGCCCGCCAGCGGTGGGACGCTGGTGCATTCAAAAAAGAGGGATGGCTGATTACCTCTGTTAAAGGAAATAAAATGTCTAACGATCAGCGCATTGAAAGTTTTGAAGCTCGCATTCGCAAGCTGGAGGAGGAAAATGCCACGCAAAAACAGAAACTATTAACTCACGAACTTATGACAGGGCTTTTACTTACTAATGTCATTCGAGTTGTAGACAGAATTTCACCCAATCAAAACGCCGCTGAAATATTATTGAAAGTTTTAAAAGAAGGAGAAAGTAAAATCCTTGATGGAGATGCTTGTAACGATCCGCACACCAAAGACGCATTCACAAATGCGATAAATGCTGTGAGTCGCGCGTTAAAGTAGATGCAATATCAAGAAGTCGGTCTCTTTCTTCATCATAATCCAGGCCGTCCTTCAGCTCATAACTAGCGGTCTGTTCTTGGGCCGCTTTAAACCGAGCATTAACGTCTTCCTGAAAATTAGCAAATGCCTTTTCTGTTTCAGCAATAATCCCGCGCAGTTCTTTAATTTCGATATTCAGCAATTCAACTTTGTTATCCAAAGACATAATACTCTCCCGCCTTTCGGCTTTATCGTGGTACCTGTTCAAATGTGGCCGTCAGTTCATAGAGCGGCCCGGTTTTTGTCATATTCCAGGAGCGACAGACGAACAGCGCCTGTATCCCTGTATCCGATGGTGTCCAGAAGAAAGACTCCACCGCCATGCGTGCTTTAAGAAATGCCTCGGCAGCTCGGGCCACGTTTGGTTTTGAGCATTTAGCATCATTGACACCGATGAAGGTGAGCGCGTATTTATCCATAAGTGGATTGATCCCCCTCACCTGCCTTTGCTCATATCCGTCGCCAAGCTTTACTACAGACACATCAGGCATGCGCTCTACCGAATAACCTTTTTGGGGTTTCCAAATAAATGTCTCTGGCATTAGCGTTTAGTCCTCGGCTGGATCATTCCGTTAGGTCGATTAGCCTGGTCATTAATCTGGAACAAAGCGACCCGCTTCATCATCCCTTCCATCTGCTTTATGGTTGCCTGATCAATGCCTCCAGTGGTATTTATTTCGAAAGTGATGTGCTGAACTACCCCACCTACGCCACTGCCGCCGCCCTGCATATCCCTGTTGCTAATTACCCGCCCATTATCACCCGGTATCATGTACTGACTGCCGTTGCTGGCCTTGAATATTTCAGGCTTCCCACCTTCACCAACGCGGTACATTGAATTGGCTGATACAGGGCCGCCGTGTTCGCGAGCGCCTGCTACAGCCAGACCCTTAGCAGCGAGAAGGGATTCAGCATATGCTGTCTGCCCTACCGCCGCAGCAGATCCATATGTAGCAATGGAGGCACTCATGGCAGCAGGAGCCCATGCTGAAGCAGCAGCGGTAGCCTGAGCCATAGTCGTTGTAAGAGAAGCGGCAGCGGCTGCCTGTCCCATAAGTTGGTTTTTAGCCCATTGAATGCCCATTTCAACCAGGCTACTAATAACACTGTTTAAAATGGTAGAGCCGACGTTAGCCATTGCCTCCTGCAAACTCTGTGTGCCGTTAATGAGACCGGTTAATGCGTTTGATGCGCCGCCCTGAAGCCCTTCCAGCGAGGAGGCCAACAGTTCGTTTCCCTCGCTCTGGTTGCGATATATTTCCCACTGCGCAGCGATCCGTTGCTGCTCATACTGAGTGTTTGCCGCATTACGTAGGGCGATGGCCTGCTGCTCCGTGATGGTTTTATCAGCCTCAAACTGCTGGATGAGTGCCAGTTTCCTGGCATTCTCGTTGGCAAGTTGCGTAACAGGATCAACTGAGCCCTCCGCTTCCATTTGTGGTGTTACCGCCTGATCGGCCCTGATTTTTGCGAGATTAACCTGATGCTGCTTTTCCAGTTGTTCGAGAGTGTCGTTGTACTGCTCCTGGCTTATTTTCTTCGCAGATAACGCAGTTTCCAGATCGCGGACATCTTCCTGATACCTGGCATTCTCTCGCGACTCGGGGAGAAGTTTCTCTGCCGCTGCCTGAGCCTTGATAGCGTTAGCCGTATCCCACTTCTTCGCAGCATATTCACCAGCCTGCTTAATCATCTCAGGGCTGGCGTTTTTGCTAAGCGAATTTTGTGCGTTGAGAATGGCCTGAGCTCGGCTTAGCTGATCTGTTGAATCTGCGGCAAGCTCGGATGCTTCTTTCAGTTTCTGAAGCTTCTGGGCGTCTGATTCTGCGGCTGAGGCTGCCTTTTTGGATGCCGATTCTGCCGCCCTGTCTTCCTTGTTCTTTTCCTTTTTTGCCTCGGTAGCTTGCTGGGTTTTTACATAGACATCCTGCAACCTTGCAATAGCTATCTCATCTGCGATCCCTGCATCTTCTGCGTCAAAAGTTGCCTGAAGCTCAGCTCTTGCAGCGCCTTCAGCTTTTGAAAGTGCCAGGCGGCGTTCTGCCTGCTTAATTAGCTTCTCGCCTTCTTTCCCGCCCCAATCTATTTTAAGAGCCTCTGAATTAAACTCTTTGAGCTTTTCAGTGGTTTGCCCAAGCTTCATCGCGAGGAATGATTGGGTTCCGCCTAGAAATGAAGCTTGTTTTTCTGCCTCAGCGGTAGCCAAAGCGTTATCTCTGGCAGCTTTCATCTGGTCAACGATTCCCTCATTGACCTGAATATTAATTAAGCGAAGGGCTTCTTGTGTCTGATTAAGCGTTGCCGTTTTACCATCTAAATCTCGTCTCGCTTTTGCAATCTTGTTTGCAAGATCAGCGGCTGTTTCTGTGGCGTCGTTATTAAGCCACTGTCCTTCAGTTGAGTTGTCCGCTGCTGCTTTCGCGTCTTTATATCTATTTGATAGATTAGCTAATTCTTTCCCTAGCTCCGTTATTTCTTCTTTTTGTGCATTAATAGATTCAACAGTATCTGCCCTTACGCCCTGAGCCTGAATGAGGTTCATTTCCTTAAGGCGACTTATTACCTGAGGCAAAGAATCAGCAAAAGCAATGCTTTCCCGGCGAGCTTCTTGCTGTCTCTGTGAATAAAGATACCAACCGGCAGCCACTATCGCGATTACACCAATTGGACCGCCAAGAGGGGATGTGGCGACGTTGATGGCTTTCATGGTATTTGCCAGAGTAAAACCTGTGGCCGCAACCCGAGCCTGTGAGGCTGACAATGTGTTATTGGCAACAGCAGCAGTGGCGCTTGTCTGAATGTAAATGCCCCGAAGGCGAATCAAGTTCTCCAGAGCAAAAGCTTCGGCAGCTGAACCTTTAGCTACGTTGTATTCGGCGGTTGCCAGATTTAAAGCAGAAAGCGCCGCGTCTTTATCCGCAGCGGCCTTCCTTGCTACAACCGATGCAGCTGCCGCTTCTTGCTGGGCTGACTGACGCGTTGCAACTATACCCTGAATGGTAGATTTAAGATGCGTAGCTTGCGCTGCCGTTGCCATTGCAAAGGCACCGGCATACCTTCCACCCATAATAACGGCCGCACCCAAGAGTGCAGTGCTTAATGAATCAAGATTTTCGCTTACGCTAACAATGGAATCGTTAAAGACAGAGACAAAGGATTTTACTGTCGCGTTTTCGCCAAAAAATTTAGTGATGTTGTTACCGGCGGTTTGCATTGCCTGGCTGATCGTGGTGACCGTATTCGCAAACTCTTTCCCGATCTGATCGCCCTGCGAAAGCAGGCCATTTACCACTACGTCAGTCGTCAGCTTGCCTTCAGCAGCCATAGCTCGAAGCTGACCAATACCGACACCCAGAGAGTCAGCCAGAGCCACCATCAGACGACTGCCCTGCTCCGCCACAGAGTTAAATTCCTCTCCACGCAGAACGCCCGAGGCAATACCCTGTGATAGCTGGATAATCGCGTTCTCTGCTTCCTGCGCCGTAGCGCCGGAAACCACGAATCCCTGGTTGATAATGGTCGTCAGTCTGGCTAAATCTGCGGCGGAGGTGTTGTATTCGCGCGTGCCACGCTCAAGCCGGGCATACAAAGTGGCTGTGGCGTCGAGACTGCTTCTGGTTTGCTGGGTAATCTCGAAAACACGCGTTGTCACATCAACCAGTTCTTCCTGGGGGCGAACAGCGTTAGCCAGTTTGTTATTGAGTGTTGTCCATGCGTCCGCATAACTTGCCACCTGCTGAACAGACAATGCAGCCAGAAGACCGCGAGCCACTCCGCTGAGGCTGGACATAGCGCGGTCCATATTCGCAACAGATCGCTCGGTGCGGTTTACGCTGGCCTCAAGGCGGCCCATTCCGTTATTCAGACCATTGAGGGCCGCATCAATATCACGACGCCCCTGAATTAGGCGGGCGGTGTCAATATCAACTTCATAAACGATGCTTCCCGCGCTAACTGTGCCAGCCATTATTTATCTCCGGGCATAAAAAAAACCCCGCCGGAGCGAGGTTTGATTTAAGTTAATGATTTTAATTACTTGATACAGATATCATTCCATGAATTTGCAAATGTTGAGCTTCCGTCATCTATTGCTGATACGCCATTTGCCGATACATATCGCGTTTTGCCAGTGTAAGATCCAAAGCTATTTTTAGCGTTTACATAACCACATACTGAGCCACTCTTGACTTGAAAATCACCTGAGAATTGAGCAGATGAAGCATCTTTTAAGCTTGATTTAACTGAATCTTTAGCTGCCAATGTTTTCAGAACCCGCTGTTTTTCATTAGCCATCTCTTCTTTTCTTGCTTGTTCAGAAATCGCCTCACGCTCCATTCTCAAAGCATAACGCTCTCCAAATATTGGAGTTTTAGAGTCAATCCAGAATAAAAACCCAACACATACACAAACCGTAAGAACGGTAGCAATTCTAGTCCCACCGCCAACCTTATCAACCAACCAGAAGCCCAATATAAAAGTTGGGACTGTAATAGCTAGCGAGATAATCTCTCTTAATGAGAAATAGAAAATAATAACGAAACTGACCGCTGCTATGCATAAGAATGCAATGTCTATTTTTTTTCCTGTCTTCTTTTTTGAATTTTCTTTGTCTTTTTCGCCATCCTGAATCAACTCTTTCTTAAGAAGGTACTCGCTATGAATGTATTTCTTTTCCGGATAGTAATTCCCGGAAGAGTCCTTTTCCGTTATGACTCCATTGGATTTCAGCTTGGCAAGGAGATTCTGATAATCATCGCCATCTATTTGCAGCGCCTTCTTGAGGTAGTCATCATCAAACCTACCTGAGGCGAATATAAAATTAACGGCGGTTTCATAAAGCCTTTCGCTTTCAAACTCAGTCATATCCCTATCCCCATCGTAAAAGTCAGTACAAATCCTATCCGGGATGTGGCGCAAAGGGAAGCAAGAAACCCGCAGCTAAGCGGGTTGTTAGATTGGCTGAAATGTCAGCCAATTAAGCGGCTACACCACTGACGACAAGCATTCTGGAAAGCTTTGTCAGCCCTTTGGCAGTGACAAGCACCTGCTCAACTACTTTCTCACTGCCATCAGAACGCTCAACCGTTGTTACCTTGTGCTCAAGAACGCCGGACTGAATGCGATCCTGATATGCCAGCCAAGTTTTCCCGCCAGCGCGGCGATAAATCCAGTGATTCTCCGACATCAGCTTGAAGAGAAACTTTGGCTGAACCTGAAGATGCTTGGCGGCGTTGGTGATGCACATGCTCCCGGCTGCTTTCGCGATTCGGTCAAGCGCCTCAACATCCGGCTTCATCTCTTCGACCTTATGCTCAAGGGCGATAACCTTTTCACTGTATGTCAGCAGCGTACCGCGCAGGAATTCTGCATCGTTAAGAGCTGCCATCGGGTCAAATGCTGGCTGACTCATTGCCTCCAGCTTATCGACAAGTGAGCGGCGAACAG